GTTTTATCATCTATGGCGCGTCGCACTTTTGTAGGATTCACCCCGAGCTTTTACGGCCAACCTGGCCCTTTATTCACTAACGACGATTACCTTGACCTCGCTGGTACGACCGTCCGCCCATGGCAGAACCGAATCACAAACATTGCGATTAACTCTGGTGGTTACCCGGTATGGGGAGGAAAGTACCCGACGGTCGCCTCACGGCAGCTCATCCTCAACGCGCTCCTTGGAGCTCACGTCGCCCCTTACGCAGCTGGAGCTGTTAATCAGTTTAATGGAGTTGCTTGGAGAGACGCTCTTCTTAGCTCGTTCGTCAACGTCCCTCCTGCCATCGCCCCCGCTCCTCCGGATCCTCCGATATGGGTGCCAGCGGACAACGTTCGTCTTGACTCAAATGTGTACCCTACCTATGGGTTGAAGTTTGATGCGATGTGGCCACAAAACCAGGATTTGCATATGATGACTATGTGGTCGCTGACTGACCGTGGCCCTATTGCAATGCTCACTTTCCCTCGTCAAAACATACCAGCCATGGTGTCAACAGCTATGAAATCCCTCGTCGGCGCCTCCGTGACGCAGATCGCAATTCGCGCGTACCGCTACAGTGGTCAGCTTCCCCAGGAGGGTACATCGATTCAGGCCCTGGTCTACCAATGGTTAGCATGCATACTGTTTGGCTCGCTTACTGGACGGCTACACCGAGGGCGCACGTGCGAGGGCTTCTTCTTTGCGTACTCAAAACCCGCCGCCAATCAAGACGACATGATCCTTCGCTGGAGTGATGGCCCCCGTGCTTTGAAACCCGTGAACGATGTCACCGTTTACGTGGCCGCAGGCTCCCCCCATTGGCAGCAATCTATGTTGCATATCTCCTTTGCCATGCTAGCTCAATCCACATCCTGCCTGCGTCCTTTGGTAACTCTGATTCGGGATCGCAACCTGCCGGCACGATCGCGTAACATTGCCGGTTTGACTGGTGGTGCTGGTGGTCTTCGGGATGTGGAACGCTACAACGTTCCGGACCTAGCGATTCAATGTCACGCTGCATGGCTTGCCGATGGCATCATCGACGCGGCTGCTCAAGTGACGTACGACGCCGCCACTAACGCTCAGTTCGCCACCTTCATGGCCCACATTAACGCGATGGAGATCGCCAACCCCCTGGCCAATGGTCGAATCGTAGTTCAACCCTTCGCCAACGGAGACGACGTCGCCGCGTTCGAGACCGCCCAGGTTGTTGCCGGAGCGCGTCGGATGTTCCTCTAAGTGCGTCCCAGGGGGCCATGACAAAACCCCCCTGCCATGATGAGTTTCATC